GGAGAAACTCAAACTCCTCGTCCACGATGAATCGGGGAAGTGGGAAAGGCCCAACAACATCCTCAACAACTGGCGTGTTACGAAAACCACCCTTAGACTAGGATCAAGAATTATTGGTAAGTGTATGATGGGATCAACATCAAACGCTTTAGATAAAGGAGGAGATAATTATAAAAAATTATACTATGATTCAAACGTCAAAGAGAGAAACGCCAATGGACAGACTCGCTCAGGACTCTATTCTTTGTTCATACCTATGGAATGGAACTACGAAGGATACATTGATTCTTATGGCGTACCTGTATTCGACACACCAATTGAACCAGCAGAAGATCCGCATGGTGTTAAAATAAAACAAGGTGTTATAGAGTATTGGCAAAACGAAGTTGACGGATTAAAAGGCGATCAAGACGCTTTAAATGAATTTTATAGACAATTTCCAAGAACTGAAGAACACGCTTTCAGAGATGAAGCCAAATCCTCTTTGTTTAATCTAACTAAGATATACGAGCAAATAGATTACAACGGTGATGTTGGTAAAACAAAACTAGTCACAAGAGGTAATTTCATGTGGGAAGGTGGAATAAAAGACACTAAAGTAATATTTGCACCTAATACTAATGGAAAATTCTATATAACTTGGGTGCCTGACATAAATCAGCAAAATCAAATTATAATAAAAAGAGGTATAAAATATCCAGCAAATGATCACATGGGTGCTTTTGGTTGTGATCCATACGATATATCTGGAACAGTAGACGGTAGAGGTTCTAATGGTTCTCTTCATGGTTTAACTAAGTTTAGTATGGAGAATCATCCAGCTAATCATTTCTTTTTAGAATATATAGCTAGACCTCAAACAGCCGAAATGTTTTTTGAAGATGTGTTAATGGCTTGTGTATTTTATAGTATGCCAATACTAGCAGAAAACAATAAACCTAGATTACTATATCATTTTAAAAGAAGAGGGTATAGAGGTTACGCTATGAACAGACCAGATAAATTAAAGTTATCTGTAACAGAAAGAGAAATAGGTGGAATACCTAATTCAAGTGAAGATATAAAACAAGCACACGCAGCAGCTATAGAATCTTATATAGAAGATTTTGTAGGATTAAAATCAACCGGAGACTACGGAGACGTGTATCTTCAGAGAACTTTAGACGATTGGTCTAAGTTTAATATTAACAACAGAACAAAGCATGATGCTTCTATAAGCTCTGGACTCGCTTTGATGGCTTGTAATAAAAACAAATACAGACCAATACCAATGAACGTAGTAAAAAGCTATGATCTAGGTTTTAAAAGATACAATAACAAAGGAACAATATCAAAAATAATTGAATAAATGAAAATGTATACTAACTCAAATAGCGCCTTTCCAAGTCAGGTAGTACCGGATGCAGAAAAAGCTTCGTGGGAATACGGTTCGCAGGTAGCACAGGCTATTGAGACAGAATGGTTTAATCAAGGAAGAACTAATGGTAATAGATATCTTACTAGTTTTAATAATTTTCATCATTTAAGATTATACGCTAGAGGAGAGCAACCTGTTCAAAAATACAAAGACGAGTTATCTATCAACGGTGACTTAAGCTACTTAAATCTAGACTGGAAGCCAGTGCCTATTTTATCTAAGTTTGTAGACATAGTCGTTAATGGCATATCTAGTAAAGAGTATGATATTAAAGCTTACTCTCAAGACCCAGAGTCTGTAAAGAAAAGAACTATGTACGCAACTGCTGTTGCTGAGGATATGTTTGCTAGAGAACAAATGCAAGCAGCTCAACAGACTTTAGGTATAGATCTACAAAGAAGCTCATTACCTCCAGACGAAATACCTAGAACTCAAGAGGAATTAGAATTACACTTACAGTTAAGTTATAAACAATCAATAGAGATTGCAGAGGAAGAAGCTATAACAACTACACTAGCTAAAAATAAATGGGAATTAACTAAGCGTAGATTAAACGAAGACTTAGTAGTTTGTGGTATTTCTTGTGCTAAAACAAGTTTTAATACAGCAAATGGTATAACTTTAGATTACGTTGATCCAGCTTATTTAATTTACTCTTACACTGAAGACCCTAATTTTCAAGACATATACTATGTAGGTGAAGTAAAGTCTATAACTATACCTGAATTAAAAAAACAATTTCCAGATATTTCAGAAGAAGAATTACAAAGAATTCAAGAAATGCCTGGCAACAAACAATATATAACTGGCTGGGGTAACTACGATAACAATACTGTTCAGGTTATGTATTTTGAATACAAAACTTATATGAACCAAGTTTTTAAGTTAAAAATAACTGAAAACGGTTTAGAAAAAATTATAGAAAAAACAGACGAATTTAACCCTCCACCTAATGATGGGTTTGAAAGAGTANGCAGGTCAATAGAAGTTTTATACACTGGCGCTAAGGTGCTAGGAACAAACACTATGCTTAAGTGGCAATTAGCAGAGAANATGACTAGACCAGCAGCAGACACTACTAAGGTAGAAATGAACTATGCTATTGTTGCGCCTAGAATGTACAAAGGTAAAATAGAATCCATTGTAAGCAGGTGTACAGGTTTTGCAGACATGATACAGTTGACACACTTAAAAATGCAACAGGTGTTATCTAGAATGGTTCCAGATGGAGTATTTTTAGATATGGACGGATTAGCTGAGGTTGATCTAGGTAATGGNACAAACTATAATCCAGCAGAAGCGTTNAACATGTATTTCCAAACAGGTTCTATAGTTGGTAGATCACTTACTCAAGATGGAGATCCTAATAGAGGTAGAATTCCAATACAAGAATTACAATCATCAGCTAGTGGTCAAAAATTAGCTGCTTTAATTCAAACGTATCAATACTATCTACAAATGATACGTGATGTAACAGGGCTTAACGAAGCTAGAGATGGCAGCTTACCAGACAAAGACGCTTTAGTTGGTCTTGCAAAAATGGCTGCTAATCAATCAAACATAGCTACTAAGCATATAAATCAAGGTAGTTTATATATTGCTTTAAGAATATGTGAAAATATTTCTTTAAAAATAGCAGATGTATTAAGATTTCCTTTAACAGCAAACGCTTTAATAGAAGGTATATCTGTATACAACGTAGAAACTCTTAGAGAAATATCAAACTTAAATTTACACGACTTTGGTATATTCTTAGAATTAGAGCCTGATGATGAAGAAAAAGCAGCCTTAGAGCAAAACATACAAATAGCTTTGCAATCAGGTGGAATAGANTTAGAAGACGCTATAGATATACGTCAAATAAAAAATCTTAAACTTGCTAATCAATTATTAAAGCAAAGACGTAAAAAGAAAATAGAAAGAGAACAAGCTCAACAAAAAGCAATGATAGCTGCTCAAGGAGAAGCTCAATCAAAAACAGCAGAGCAAACAGCATTAGTGGAAACACAAAAGCAACAAGCTTTAACTTCTCAAAAAGTTAGCATAGAACAAGCTAAGTCTCAATTTGAAATGCAAAGAATGCAAACAGAGATGCAAATAAAAGCTCAATTAATGCAGCAAGAATTTGGATATCAAATGCAGCTAGCACAAGTAAAGACTGGAGCAGAAGGTTCTAAAGAAAGTGAAATAGAAAATCGCAAAGACAAGAGGTTAAAGATGCAAGGTACTCAACAGAGTAAATTAATTCAACAACGTCAAAACGATTCTAACCCTGTAGATTTTGAAACCTCAGGAGGAAGTGAACTTGGATTCAACATAGAAGAGTTGATGCCTAAGATTTAATTAATTATATAATATTTTATCATGTCAGAAGAAACAAAAACAAATGAACCTGTTAAGCAGGAAGGTGAGTTTAAAATTAAAAAGAAAACTCCTAAAAAACTTGGACACTTAAGTGGAAACGATCCAGTTAAAGTAGACTTAACTAAACCAGAAGCTACTGGAGATATTACTCCAGAACTTATAAAGGTTAAAGTTCCTAGTGAATTAATCAAAAAAGAAGAAGACAACAATGCCATTCGTATCGGAGAAACAGGAGAAATTCCTGAAAATAAACAAACCGGAGATTTGGTTGAAGTGGACAAACAAATACAAGAGCCCAGCGCGGTTGTTGAAGAAGTCTCTCCAATCCAAGAAATAACCGATGAAGAAGTCAAAGAGGTTAAGCAAGAAATAAAAGAAGCTATTAGAGATAAAGAGGTTCTAGGAAAAGCTTTACCTGAAAATGTAGAAAAACTTGTTACTTTCATGGAAGAAACAGGTGGATCATTACAAGACTACGTAGCATTAAACAAAGACTACTCTAAGCTAAATAGCTCAGAGGTGTTAAAAGAATATTATCTTAAATCTAAACCACACTTAGAACTAGATGAAATCGCTTTCCTTATGGAAGACAATTTTAAGTTTGACGAAGATGTAGATGAAGAACGTGAAATCCGTAAAAAGAAACTCGCGTTTAAAGAAGAAGTTGCAAAAGCAAAACAATACTTAGAAGGTTCTAAGAGTAAGTATTACGATGAGATCAAGTTGAGACCAGGCGTAACTCAAGAACAACAACAAGCATTAAGCTTTTACGACCAATATAAGGCGCAGCAAGAAAAAGCGCAACAACAACATGGTGATTTTAGAGATCGTACTAAAAAACTATTCAACCAAGATTTCAAAGGTTTTGATTTNAATGTTGGAGAAAAAAAATTTAGATACGGNGTTAAAAATCCAGATAAAGTTGCTGAAACCCAGGTGGATGTTCAAAATTTCGTTAGTAAATATTTAGATAAAGACGGGAATATGGTTGATCCAGCAGGGTATCATAAAGCTATGTACGCTGCGATGAACTCTGATAAAATAGCTCATCATTTTTATGAACAAGGAAGAGCTGATGGCATTAAGAATGTTATCACTAATTCTAAAAACCCTACATCAGACAAACCTAGGCAAGCTGCCGGTGAAGTTTTTATAGGGGGAATGAAAGTAAAATCGATTAGCGGATTAGATTCATCAAAACTTAAAATACGAACAAAAAAATTTAACTAATTAAAAATTAAAAATTATGGCTTTATCCCCACAGTTTGGGACAATTTTACCTTCTCAAACTCAACAAATTTTACAGCAAAACTATCTTCAATTTGATGGTGCTGCTGGTGGTAACTTTGCTCAGCAATACTTACCAGAGCTTTACGAAGCTGAAGTAGAAAGATATGGTAACAGAACGTTATCAGGTTTCTTAAGAATGGTTGGCGCTGAAATGCCAATGACATCTGATCAAGTAATTTGGTCGGAACAAAACAGACTACATATATCATATGATAATTGTACTATAGCTGCAAACGGATTAGATATCGATGTAACAGCTGGTGGAACAATCGCGGTAACTAACGTTATCTCGCCTGCTTCAACAGTAGTTATTATGGATGACTTTGGTGGTGAAGTAAAAGCATTTGTTAATGCTTCTCAAACTGCTACAGGTATTGTATCAGTACAACCTTATGCGTTTACAGATTTACAAGCAGTAGGAGCTTCTGGAGCTGGGCTTGTTGGTACTGTAAAAATATTTGTTTATGGTTCTGATTATCAAAAAGGACAAAGTGCTGTTGGCGCTGCGGCTGGAGCTAACGTTATCGCTGCTGCTAACCCTATGGTTACTGTGAATCCTGCATTTAGTACTTTTAGCAACAATCCTATTATCGTAAGAAGTCAATACTCTATTAACGGTTCTGACACTGCTCAGATCGGTTGGGTAGAAGTTGCTACTGAAGACGGAACTGGAGGATACTTATGGTACTTAAAAGCTGAGTCTGAAACAAGATTACGTTTTGAAGATTACTTAGAAATGTCAATGGTTGAAGGTGAACTTAAAAATGCCGCATCTCCTATCGCTGGGGCTGTTGGTGCAGGTATCATTGGTACTGAAGGTTTATTCGCTGCTATTCAAGCTCGTGGAAACGTAGAAGTAGGATTTACTGCTGCTGCTGGTATCGATTCTTTCGATGCTATTCTTAAGAACTTAGATACTCAGGGAGCTATTGAAGAAAACATGTTATTCTTGAACAGAAATACTGCTCTTGATTTTGATGATATGTTAGCTTCTATCTCTGGAGGATACGCTGGTGGAACTGCTTTTGGTTTATTTGAAAATTCAGAAGAAATGGCTTTAAATCTTGGATTCTCAGGATTTAGAAGAGGTTCTTATGATTTCTATAAAACAGACTGGAAATACTTAAACGACGCTTCTACGCGTGGTGCGATGACTGGACCTGCTTCTATTGAAGGAGTATTAGTTCCTGCAGGTACTTCTACTGTTTATGACCAAATTTTAGGTACAAACATTAGACGTCCTTTCTTACATGTAAGATACAGAGCTTCTCAAGCAGATGACAGAAGAATGAAATCATGGCTAACAGGTTCTGTTGGTGGTGCATTCACTTCTACATTAGATGCAATGGAAGTAAACTTCTTATCTGAAAGATGTTTAGTAACTCAAGCTGCTAATAACTTTGTATTATTCAAAGGAATCTAGAGTAAATTAATGTAATTCTTACCCTCGTTATATCAACGGGGGTAATTATTACTCTTATTAAATTATTTAATTTTATTATATTATGTCAAAAAAAGAAACACAATTAAAACCTACGGGTTGGGAAATAAAAAATAGAACATATTTTTTAAGAGACAAAACTTCACCGTTAACTTTAACAATACCTGGTAAGCATACTAAAAAGCATCCTTTACTATGGTTTGATAAAGAAACAGGAACTCAAAAAGAATTAAGGTACGCTACAAATCAAGCGTCTGTATTTGTTGATGAGCAGAGAGGTGAGGCTACTATGGGTCATATAACATTTAGAGATGGAACGTTAACAGTTCCTAAAGAAGAACAAGCTTTACAGCATCTTTTATCTCTGTATCACCCTTTATTAAATACAAAATATCAAGAACACAAACCACAAGCTATAGCTGTTGATCAATTAGAAGATTTAAACTATGAAATAGACGCTTTAATAGCTGCTAGAGAAATAGATATTGATCACGCAGAAGCTATTATGAGGGTAGAGATTGGATCTAAAGTAAACGACATGAGTTCTAAGGAGCTTAAAAGAGATTTACTTATATTTGCTAAACACAACCCTAGATTGTTTATAGAATTAGCATCAGATGAAAACGTTCAACTTAGAAATTTTGCTTTAAGAGCATCAGAATTAGGTATAATTTCTTTATCTCAAGATCAAAGAACTATAACGTGGGCTTCAAATGGAAGAAAACTTATGAATGTTCCTTTTGATGAAAATCCTTTTTCAGCTTTCGCTGCATATTTAAAAACAGATGAAGGTGTAGAAGTCTATAAATCTATAGATAAAAAAATGAAATAACAGGTGATTATGATAATGGGTGATCACTTGCGTGGTCACCTAATTATTAAAACAAACAAAATAAAATGGCAATAAACGTAAACCAAGTTTATCAAACGGTTCTACTTATCTTAAATAAAGAACAAAGAGGGTATTTAACTCCTGATGAATTTAACAAGATATCTACACAAGTACAGCTTGAGATATTTGAATCTTACTTTGAAGATCTAAATCAACAACTACGTGTGCCAGACAACGATAGCGAATATAGCGATCGTGTTAAAAATACTCAAGAAAAGATAGCAATCTTTCAAGAATCGGGAACGTGTCCTTACGTTGGCCCGTATTTTAGCACCCCAACAATATCCGGTGCAACAACATCTCAAACATTTACAACTACAGTAGCTCAACAGTATGTTATAACAAGCATAACTGCTAGCGAACTAGACGCTGGTCAACCTAGCGTTACACTAGAAGACGCTAATGGTGATCAAATATCTTTGGCTGAGTTTATAGATTGGACGATATCAGGAACAACTTTATCTTTAATAAATCAACCGGTAGCTGGAAGAAATTTAATACTAACAGTAAATGAATTTGATTTTTACAAAATAGGAACTGTAGTATACAAAGATGAACACCCTGTTCAATACGTTCAACCAAACGAATTATTTGAATTAAATCTTTCTCCAATAACTAAACCATCTACTACTTTTCCAGTATATAAATATAAAGATAGACAAATATATGTTTATCCCACAACCATAAATAAGACAGGGGACATATCTTGTACTTATTTAAGAAAACCATTAAATCCTGTATGGGATTTTACAGCTATAGCCCCTAATTTTCAATACATTTACAATGCAGGTGGGTCAGTTAATTTTGAACTGCATCCAGTGGAACAAACCGAGGTCGTACTTAGGATTCTTATGTATGCTGGTGTTATTGTTAAAGACCCGCAGTTGATACAAAGCGCTGGGCAACAAGTGGCTATAGATAATCAAAACGAAAAACAATAAGCAATGGCTATACAACCTCCAAATGATGGATTAATAACAGAAACTGGGCAACAATATTTTGAAGGCGCTCAAGGTTTTAGAGGCGATGGTGCCAAGCTTTCATTTCTAACTACGTTTGACACAGATCTTTTTTTAGGTAACTGGGATTCAAACACTGCTGATTATTCTTTAAATAATTTTAAGGTATATACTAGTACCCAGGGTATACCAGGTACTTTTTCAGAATATCTTACTAGTTTTTCTGTTGTTAATAATTCAATAGTATTTCCTAATGGTTTAGCTCCGGCTAATGGCTTGTATATAGTTGTTCANTTAAAAATACTAACAGGCGGTAAATACGCTACAACACAAGCGGAAAAAGCTTATGGCCAAACAACTGAAGATAATTACGGTAGTTATCAATATATAAAACTAAATGATATTGTAAACAATTTCTTAGTAGGATACATAGGGCAAGGAAAACTTTTACCAGACTCAAAAAGAACTGATGTTATATTTCATGCAAAACGTGGAATGCAAGAATTTAGCTATGATACTTTAAAAAGTATAAAATCTTCTGAATTAACAATACCAGATGGTTTAACATTAGTGCTACCTCAAGACTATGTTAATTATGTTAAAATGTCTTTCATAGATAACTTTGGAGTTAAAAGACCATTATATCCAGCAAACAACTTAACTATTAGTCCTTACAATACACAGTTGCAAGATTCAGCTGGTATACCAACTCAAGATAATTTTGGTAACGACGTAGAAGGTACTTCAATTACTCAAGAAAGATGGCACGAAGCTAACGATTCTTTAATAAACGGTAGTTGGACAATGCAAGACTTTACTAATGATATTTGGGCATACAACTGGGACAACCCAAGCGCGTGGTTTGGCGCAAGCCAAGGTCAAATGTATGGGATGGATCCACAGTTTTCTCAAACAAACGGTTGGTTTAATATGAATGAAAGAGAAGGTAAGGTTTCTTTTTCTAGTAACTTAAAAGGACGATTAATAGTTTTAGAGTATGTATCAGATGGCTTAGCTACAGATTTAGATACTAAGCTACCAAAGCTAGCAGAAGAGGCTATGTATGCTTACATACTACATGGTATAATATCTACTAGAGCCGGTCAGCAAGAGTACTTGGTACAAAGATTAAAAAAAGATAAAAGTTCTAAACTGCGAAATGCTAAAATTAGGTTGTCAAATGTTAAGTTAGATGAGATAGTTCAAGTGATGCGCGGTAAATCTAAATGGATTAAAAACTAAAAAATGGCAGAAGCTAAAAATACTTTTTTAAAGTCCAAGATGAATAAGGATCTTGACGATAGAATATTGCCTAATGGTGAATATAGAGATGCTCTGAATATATCTGTTGGTAGATCAGAAGANAACGATGTAGGATCATTAGAGAATATAAAAGGTAATTCATTGATTGCTGGTACTGCTCAATCAAACTCTAGTCTAATATGTATAGGAAAATTTGAAGATGAAGTTAATAATAGAATATTTCAAGTATTAACTGATTTTACCGACCCTACGTCTAATTGCACTAGTATAACATATCCTAAAGATAGTCAAGTTGTAGAAATGAAAATAACTGTATACGATTTTAATACAGGTAATTACAACACGTTAATTGAAGGCAAGTTTTTGAATTTTGCAAAAAATAAATGTTGGCAAATAACAGGTATAAATTTAGTTGAAGACTTGTTATTCTGGACTGACAATAGAAATCAACCTAGAAAAATAAACGTTACAACTGCTTTAGGCGACGCCAATTACTACAAAGAAGAGCATCAAATATCTGTTGCTAAATATATGCCACAGCTAGCTCCGCAACTCTATAAAGAAGTTGACGCTGTTGTTGCCACTATTGCTAGCCCAACCGTAATTAAACTTAATACCGTAGTAGGTATTTCAGTAGGTATGACGGTTGTATCTAACGCTAAAGACAATGTAGCAAGTCAAACAATATTAGGTTCTGAATTTATAAAAGTTACAGCTATAGACGCAGCTACAGCAACCGTAACAATAAACGCGCAACCTGCTATAACTATAGTTATTGGTCAGGCTCTTAGATTTTTAGAAACAACAATGACAGATGAAAGCGGTGATTCTTCTTGGCCAGGTGATCCTAGTTATCTTGAAGATAAGTACGTTAGATTTGCTTATAGGTTTCAGTACGATGATGGTGAATATTCTTTAATGTCTCCGTTTACTCAAATAGCATTTATACCTCAGCATTTTGGTTTCTTCTTAAATGGTGATGAAAACGAAGCATACGAAAGTAGTGTTATAAAATGGTTTGAAAACAATGTAAATAATATAAAACTACGAATCTCAATGCCAGACGTTGGATCTGTTGTTGGTAGTGGTGGTAGTACTTCTAAGAATATACTTACAGAGTATAAAATAAGAAACATAGATATTCTATATAAAGAATCAAATGGTTTAGTTGTTAAGGTTTTAAAAACTATAACAGGAACTACTATGGCTTCAGAAATGGTAGATAACATATACGTATATGAATATCAATCAGAAAAACCCTATAAAACATTAACAGAAGGTCAAACTACTAGGGTATTCGACAAGGTTCCTGTAAGAGCTTTGTCTCAAGAAATAGCTGGTAATAGAGTTATATATGGTAACTTTAGAGATAAGCACACTCCTTATGAAACTTTAGACTATAACTGTACAGTACAAAAAAAATTAGACTTATATAGTTCTTTTGTTGAATACCCTAACTCTACTTTAAAACAAAACAGAACTTATCAAATAGGTTGGGTTTTAGCAGATAAATTTGGTAGACAATCGTCAGTTATATTATCAGAGTATGATACAACATCAACTTCAGGTGGAGCAACACTTTTTGGAGGTTCTACTGTTTTCCATCCTTACTATGATGAGAACGATTCTTTAGATGTTAAAACATGGTTTGGAGATGCTGCTTTGGTTTTGTTGAATCAAACAATAGGTAATTTCACCGTTGGTCAAACAGATAGAAATTTAGCAACTGGAGCACCTGGTTTATATGGAGAACCAAGAGCTAGCTGGGTTGTTGCCGATGGAAACAACGATGTAATACAATACGATAACACAGCTTTAGACTGGAAGTTAAAATTCTCTACACCCGTAACAGGAACACTACCTACGACTGATGACTATCTAAGAGGTGAATTTGTAGACTATACTAAAATAACAAGCATATCTAGTGCAGGTGGAATAACAACTATAACCACCCTAGATAGACCAAATTCTTATTATTTATATCTTTTAGAAAATACAGATGAGGATACTAAGTATGCTTATTCTATAAATCCACTAGGTTGGTATTCTTATAAAATTGTAGTCAAACAAAGAGAACAAGATTATTACAATGCTTATTTGCCAGGGTTTTTAGATGGTTATCCTGATGAGATGACTCAAGGTTCTCAGGTTAACTACGTTGTAGACTCTGTTAACGACACGTCTTACGCTGAATTAGAAAACGGAATTAATCAAATCCTTTTTCCAGGTGGTGAGTTAAACAACACAGCTCATTCAGTGTTATTAAATGATAACATAAATAAAATACCTAGAGACTTAAGTGAAGTAGGTCCAGATCAAAAACAATATAGAAGTAGTGTAGAATTATACGGTAGAGTTAACAATGTTGCCGAAAAATTTTCTATAACAGGTTTCTCATGGATAGGAAGTCCAGGTGGAGTTGATTCTAGTAATCAAATAACTTTTCCAGGAACAAATAATCCTACAACAAACCCAAGTGTGTTTTGCCCAACGTCAACGTGTACAGGTAAAGAGCAACCTCTTGAAGCTGGTATGGCTTTGTTAATGGCAAAATGTGAATTTAATGGCGGGTCAGAGCAAGTGTGTAGTAGACCACTTCCAGGTGTTCCAGACCAATACTATCAGTATCCTGAAAGATTTTCAAACGCAACTGTAATAACTAGTGTTTCATATGATAGCACTACTAATATTACAACGGTTAATTATAGCCCAGGTGGAGCTATAAATTCAGGTACAAATAATTTAATTATAGAATACGGAGACAATGTTCAGTATTATCCTGCTAACAAAGCAGATATAGCATCTACTATAGGTACAGCAGATGACTTAGGTTTTTATCAGTACTCTGTGGATAACTTTAACGGTAGTGCTGCTAGAAACTTTTATCAGCTAGAAACCAATCCTATAGTAGCTAGATTCTCAACAAATAAAAAACTTGGGGCTATGCCTGAAGATATGGTACCTTGGTTGAGCATATATGAAACTGCACCTGTAGATTCTTTATTAGATATATTCTGGGAAAGCACGACTGGCTGGAATTATATATCAGATATTAACCAAGATGTTGAAGCTGGATCAGACAACCCAACTGGCTTTAGTTCATTAGGTTTTGAGTTTAAAGAGAATCAAAACTTTGACGGCTCTGATAATTTAATATTAACAGGCGTAACAGGTGCTGCTAATTCTCCTTGGATAACAGATATATTTTATCCTATAAACAATACAGGTGTTAATTTAACTACTACAACGTCTACAATGACCGTTGTTAATGGGGCTGGAACAAATGTTTCTGGTTCTTTTCAATTACAACAAGTACCAACTACCAGTGTTGATGAACCAGGTGGATATAGAATTAAATTTATAAACACCAACCATGTGTTTTTAAATAGTGCCGAGTCAATAGAAAACTTTACTTTTACTTTAGCTATAACTTATAATAGCGTTGTAACAAGTAGATCTTTTAATGGAAGATTACAAAATATTGTACCATCTTTTTCTTTAGCAAACTGCAGCGATTACACAACTGTTGTTGGTCAAACTAGTACCGATACTGTTATTGATTTCAATGGCGTAAACGGAACAACTCTTACTGCTTCTGAAGAAAACGATTTAGAGTGGTCTATAACAAATGGAAACGCTAATAGTTATTTTATAATAAATAGCATAACAGGAGTATTAACATTGAGTCAAGTACTAGGAACTCCTCCTGGAAATGAGTTAGTTCCTTTAGGTGTTTATACTTTAACAGTTCAAGTAAAAGATGCTGTTAACGCAGGCGTTGCGCTAACAAGTAGTGCAGATCCTAATTTTAACAGTAAGACAGCTACGTGCCAAGTTATTATAACTGTAGGTCCAGATATGATTCCTGAGCATTATCAAGGTCTGTTTGTGAGTCAAGGTATATGGGCTCAAGAGCCTCGAAATACCNCCGNGGGTGTTTGTTCATCAACTCCTGACGTTCCATCTGGATGCACTGTGCTTAATGGTGTTTCTGGATGTTCTAATATGATAGGTGGTTACTATTTAGGCCCTAGACAAAATGGATTTAGCAATCCAGATCTTTATCAATCACAAGCGCCAGATGGTGGAACGGTTACATATGATAATGCTAGTTTAATAGGTAATGTTCATACTTCTCTTTCTGCAATTGAAACAGTATCTGGAAGCGCGGTTAGTAATTCTACCCCAGTTGCTTTTGATTCTGGTATGCTTTTATTACAAGTAGAGATTGAAAATCAATTAACTTGCACAAACTGCACCAACCAAGCAAACTTTGCCAGTGTTACAACTTGGGACATATACCACAGAGCTGCACACGCAACAACACCAAACCCAAACCCTTGGGTTTTAGTTCAAGATGGAAACAATGGCGATGGGCCAGATTATGATTTCACCGTTTCTAATCAAGATAAGCTTGCTAGTAACGTAACATATTCAACCGTTGGGGCGACTACTACAAACAACGGCGCTACTTCAGCTTATAGAATAATAGACGGAGACAAGCTTCCAGGTGAGTATTTTATAAAACTACATGTTGAAAGGTCAACAAATAATCAATGTTTTTGTGGATGTAATAACGGTGGGGTACAGTCTGACTATCAGGGCTATGTAACTTTATATAGTGAAGACGCTAACTTTGGTCCTTATACAGGAGCAAATCAAGCCCCTTTATTTAATTATCCATATATAGTACAAAAACTTGGTGGAACCGCTTCTGCAGCAGACAGTATCACAGCTCCTTTAACCAGTGGTAACTCTACACAAACAGTATATGCACATGCTAAATACGGTATTTCAGTTAGGCAATTCTTTTTAGACAGCAACTTGCTTACGCCTTGGGAGCCAGACGCTGGTAGCTCAGGTGGATATCATTCTTTTAATGGAGGCTATAGAGTTGATAGATTATGCGCAAACACTACGCAGTGTAATCCAGGTGGAGTTTTTAATCCTACGTGGGGTTATTATATAAACACATCTAGCAATTGGAATCTACAAAACTTGGAACACCAGAACCACAGAACATGACAGCGCCTACGACTCCAATATTTAGAGGCAAATGGAATACCGAAGGAACTTTAGTTGCTGGTTATGCTTTGCCATCTGGAAGTTCTTATGGAACCGCGGGTGACTTAATAGATGTAACAGTGTTGGTTCAAGACTATGACGGAGGAAACAATGTATCTAGTACTCAAGTTTCTTTTCCTATGTCTAGAACAGCTACTTTTCTGTAATAAATAATAAAAATAAGTGATAATATAATATGGCTGCAACAATAGAAATAAATTACTTTAACTCTTTTTGGATAAAGAAGATGGATTCTATAGTCGATGTTAAATCTACAACAGCTACTATAGACCAAACCGCCGATAGTGCTACGCAGCAAATAACTAGTGCTAATGAATTTATAGGCTATGGACAAAGAGTTTTTGCTAAAAATGCTTCAGGCACACCTATTGTAGGATTTCCTGATAAAGTTTATTTAATTGGAGGAACTGCTATAGGAGGAACATCAGCACCTTTTGAAGTAATATTATCAGAACAGGTGAATTTAGTAGCTACTGATGTTTTAGTATTTGGTGAAATAGAAAAATTTACAGAGATACCTAGAGTTTATTCAAGCGACGTAAGTGACTGGTATGCAGAAGAAGCTAGAATAAGAGGAGGGTATAATAATACAAACGTAGATTTAGGCGTTAAAGCTTACTTAGTAGAAGAAAATCCTAATCAAAACAATAGATTTAATACCATGATATATTCTGGTATTTTTAATTCAAGAACAGGGGTTAATAATACTAATCAATTTTCAGTGGCAGAATCTATTACAAGAAGTTTAGATCCAGCTCAAGGTAGTATACAAAAACTATACGCTGAAGACACTAACTTAGTTATATTTCAAGAATTAAAAGTAAGTAAAGCACTGATAGACAAAGATGCTATATATACTCAAGAAGGTCAAGCACTGCAAGCAGCGTCTAACGTAGTTATAGGTGGTATAGTTCCTTATGCAGGTGAATACGGTATAAGCACTAACCCTGAATCATTTGCTAAGTTTGGCTATAGAAAATACTTTGTAGACAAGAACAAAAATTTAGTATTAAGATTATCTCAAGATGGTATAACAGAGATATCAATGTATGGTATGGTTGATTATTTTAGAGATAATTTATCTACCGTTGGTGATAACCCTATACTAGGTGGTTACGACATGCACAACAAGCAATATGTTACAAGCTTTAAAGGTAATGCTAATACTCTAACGTTTGACGAAACAGTTAAAGGTTGGACTAGTAGATTTAGTTATCAACCAAATCAACTTGGTAGTTTAAGAAATAACTTTTATACGTATTACAAAGGTGAAATATGGAAACATTATTCTGATTCAGCAAATAGAGCTAAATTTTATGGTGTAGACTATCCTTCTAACGTTACTTTGGTTTTAAACCCAAGTCCGTCAATGGTTAAAAATTTCACAACAATAAACTATGAAGGCAGTACCGGTTGGACTATTCCAGAAAATGGCATAGTAACTGATCAAGATACAGGTTTACAAATATCAATATATCAATTACCAACTACTCTAGCTGATTTAGAAAATTCTTTGTTTACAAATAACTTTAAAAAGAAAGAAAATAAATACTTTGCTAACATAGTTAATGTGTCAGCATTGCAACCTGGAGAGGTTATATTTGGTCAAACAATGACAGGTGTGAAAGGGTTTACTTCTCAAGTAATATTCTCATCACCACTGGATGCAAAAGGAGATCCAATAGCACAAGCTAACGCTTTAGAGTTATTTGCCGTATCATCCAACTTTAATCAATCATCTTATTAAATTAAATTAAATTATATGAAAGAATTAAACGCAAGAAGATTAACTCATGATGACTATGATGTATTAGTTGAGTGGTGGAAATCTTGGCCAGACTGGGTTCCTTTAGGTAGAAGTTTATTACCTGAAAATGGAACAGGTGGTATTATGATAGAGAAAGACGGTAAACCAATTGTGGCTGGATTTCTATATGGTACTAATTCTAAAATAGCTTGGATGGAATGGATAGTATCTAATCCAAAAGAAAAAGACAAAGAGACTAGATCAAGTTCTATATTACTATTAATAGATTCATTAGAAAAATGGGCTATTGAAGGTGGATTTGAATTGATTCTNAGCATAGGCAGAAGNAAAAGCCTTATAGATAAACATAAGAAATTAGGATATACGGTGGACAGTAATCCATCTCACGAAATAGTTAAAAAAATTTAAGAAACATGGCAGCAGTAGCAGCAGTAGTAGGAGGAGTAGCATCAGTAGTTGGTGGTGCTGTTTCAGCAAATCAAGCAAGTAAAGCGGGCGACAGAGCAGGTAGAAACGCTCAGAACGCAAGAGACGAAATCGCAGCTATAAAAGCTGCTCGTATACCTATTACTAACCCCTATGCTGGTCAAACAGACTTATCTGGTTTAGCTGAAAACTTATCAGGAATGATGAGTAATCCTTTTGCTAACATGGGCGTAGCAACGCAAGCTGCCGAGATCAAAATGGAACAAGCTGATATGGCTTTAGCAAACACTTTGGATACTATAAGATCTACAGGAGCTGGAGCTGGTGGTGCAACTGCATTAGCGCAAGCTGCTTTAGCTAGCAAGAAAGGTGTTGCTGCAGATATTGAAACTCAAGAAGCCAAGAATGAACAGTTAAGGGCTCAAGGCGAGCAACAATTACAAGCTATGAAAGTAGCTGAAGAACAAAGAATGCAAGCTACTCAAATATCAGAAGGACAAAGAATGCAAGCAGGTGAAGCAGCTGGTCAACAATTTGTAATGAGTATGTCAGAAGCTAGATCAAATGCTGACTTAGGATATGAAGCTGGTAACTTAGCCAACGCCCAACAGGCACAGGCTAACGCAGCTGCTGCAGAAGCTGGGGCTTGGGGTTCTGCAATAACAGGTGCAGTTGGAGTAGCGGGAGCTTTTGGTTCAGCGGCAGACGGTACAGCGCTTTCTGCGTTTAAAGCAGATGGAACAAAAAGAAAACCCTAAAAAGAAAAAACTATGAGTGCATACGATAACCCAAAATTAATAAATGATAAATCCGCTTTAGCTTGGGCAGCGGCGGCTCAACAAGTTAGTACTTCTATAGTAGATACTTTTGAAGGAATTGTTAAATTTCAAAATGATCAAAAAGCAATATCTGACAAGAAACAAGAAGTGATTGATTTAGCATGGAACGCACAATCATTATCTCAATACGAAAATTTAGAAAAAACTTCAGAAGCTCTTGAAGACGCTGGCGTAGAGAAGAGTATTATAAAAGATGCTCAAAACATACAAACATTGTTAATGGATGGAGTTGGCAAAGAAGGTGATGAAAACTATGAGATGGGTTCTATAGAAGCAGCTACTATATTAAAAACTAGAAGTGTAGACAAAGAAGAAAGAGAAAAACTAAATAAAATAATTACAAAAGCTAACGCAAACTTAAGAGCTACTACTAAAACAGCTGGAATATTAATGACTGATGTTGCTCAAATAGAGCCATTTAAAGACACGCCTGGTCCTGGTAGAGAGCAGTTCTGGCAAGGAAATACTTTTGCAGAACAATTAGGTAGTCAGTTAGCTGGGTTTTCATTAGCAAACATGAG